CAGTAGTTCCGTAACGTGGTCGGAGTATCGCTAATGAGTATCACCTCAGATATTCAACAGCTGGCCCCCGGCGCGCTGATCGAGCTATTCGAGGTTGACTGTACGGCGATTGGCGGCGACATGCTGCGCTTTCACGCGCACCTGCAATCGACTTCGATCTTCTGGCAGGGCAACGAGTACAAGCCGTGGCCGATTCAGGCGAGCGGATTCGAGCACAGGTCTGACGCTCAGCAGCCGTCGCCGACTCTCTCGGTGGGAAACCTGAGCGGCACGATTTCCGCTCTGTGCGTCTATCTGGCAGACATGGTTGGCGCGAAGGTGCGCCGCCATCGCACGCTGACGAAGTATCTGGACGCGGTCAATTTCCCTGGCGGCAATCCAACCGCGGACCCGACGCAGGAGATGGCGCCGGAGCTCTGGTACATCGAGCAGAAGACCGGCGAGACGAACGTGCAGGTCGACTTCATGCTGTCGTCGGCGCTGGACTTCGGCGGCCAACAACTGCCAGCGCGACAGATCGCGCCCGGTTGCCAGTGGATGTACCGCGACGCGAATTGCGGCTATACAGGCACCGCGTATTTCGACGCGAACGACAACCCGGTGAGCGATCCCGCGCTTGATCGGTGCAGCAAGAAGACGAGTGGTTGCACTTGCAGGTTCGGCGTCAACAATCCGTTGCCGTTCGGCGGCTTCCTGAGCGACACGCTTTCCTGACCTTTCCTAACCCGCATCCACTGACCCGCTTCGGCGGGTTTTTTTATGGACGAACGAATCAGAGCAGCGATCGCCGAGCACGCGCTTGCGGAACACCCGCGTGAAGCGTGCGGTGTGGTGGTGGTGCAGGGCGGTCACGAAACCTATGTGCGTTGCCGCAATGTCGCATCGACGCCATCGGAACACTTCGTGATGTCGGCGGAAGATTACGCGCGAGCTGAAGACCTCGGCGAGATCGTTGTAGTTGTGCATTCGCACCCTGGCGCGCCGGCCCGGCCAAGCGCTGCGGATCGCGCCATGTGTGAGCAAAGCGGTGTCGCGCGCTGGACGATCGTCTCGCTGGGCGTGCAGGCGGATGGCTCGATTGGCATTGACGACTGGTGCGAGTTCGGCCCGAGCGGCTTCATCGCGCCGCTGTACGGCCGCGAATTCGTTCACGGAGTGCACGACTGTTACGCGCTCGTGCGCGACTGGTACCGACTCGAGCGCGGCATCAGCCTGCCTGACTTTGAGCGATCGGATCTGTGGTGGGACGACGGCAAGTCGTCTCTCTACATAGACAACTTCGCGCACGCGGGATTCATCGACGTTGGGCCCGATGCAGATCTCGAAGCGGGCGATGTCCTCCTGATGCAGATCCGCAGCAAGAACGGCGTGCCGAATCACGCAGGCGTCTATATCGGTGACAGCTATTTTGCGCACCACATGTATGGGCGTCTCTCGTGCCGCACGGTTTGGGGCGGTATGTGGGCGCACAGCCTGCGCACGGTGCTGCGCTACAAGGGATAAACAGATGAGCAACACACTCAGGACCGTACGCCTCTATGGCGTCGCGGGGACCCGGTTCGGCCGCGTCCACCGTCTTGCCGTGTCGTCGACGCGCGAAGCGATGCGCGCCCTGTGCGTGACCGTTCCCGGCTTCGAGAAATTCATGATGAACGCCAGGGACAACGGGCTGACGTTCGCCGTGTTCCACGGCCGCCGCAACATCACAGAAGACGAGATCGGGCATCCAGTCGGTGAGGACGAGATCCGCATTGCGCCAATCCTGATCGGCAGCAAGAACGGCGGTCTGTTCCAGACGATTCTCGGCGCGGCGCTGGTGGTGGTCGGCGTATTCACCAGCGAGTTCGGCGGCTCGACGCTGATCGGCCTCGGCGCTTCGATGATGCTCGGCGGCGTCATGCAGATGCTCAGCCCGCAGACAAGCGGCTTGGCCGGTGCAGGGCCGAACAACGGCACGTCGTACTACTTCAACGGGCCGATCAACAGCGCGGCGCAGGGCGAGCCAGTTCCGCTGGTGTACGGCCGCATGACGGTCGGATCGAAGGTCATCAGCAGCGGTATCTACGCGCAGGATCAGAACTGACATGCGAATCCAAGGTGCGAAGGGTGGCGGCTCCAGCAGCACGCCAACGGAGTCGCCAGATAGCCTGCATTCCATTGCGTATGCGAAGGTGCTCGACGTTATTTCTGAGGGGCCGATTGGTGGCCTGGCAAATGGCCTGCAATCTGTCTTCCTCGACGGCACGCCAATTCAGAACGGCGACGGCTCGACCAACTTCCAGAACTACAGCGTCGACTATCGGCTCGGCACGCAGGACCAGGCATACTTATCCGGTTTCCCTGCGGTCGAGAACGAAACGGCGGTTAGCACGCCGCTGACGGATTCCGCGCCGTGGGTTCATCAGGTGCAGAACACGCAGCTCACGGCTGTGCGCATCCGCTTCGGCGTGCCGGCTTTGCAGCAGTCCGACCCGGTAACCGGCGTGAGGGGTTATCGCGTTGAGTATGCGATCGACCTTGCGACGGACGCCGGATCGTATGCTCAGGTTGTGTCGGGCGCTTTCGACGGCAAGACGACTTCGCTGTATGAGCGGAGCGTGCGCATCGAGTTACCCGCCGCGACGACCGGCTGGCTCGTTCGCGTGCGCCGCATTACGCCGAACGCGCATAGCTCGCTGATCGCCGATACGGTGAACATCGAGGCGATTACCGAGGTGATCGACCGCAAGTTGCGCTATCCGATGAGTGCTCTGGTTGGCCTGTCGTTCGACGCGCAGTCGTTCAGTTCCGTGCCGACGCGCTCGTATGACATCAACGGCCTGATTATCAGCGTGCCGTCGAACTATGACCCTGTGGCGCGCGTGTATTCCGGTGCATGGGACGGCACGTTCAAGACTGCATGGTCGAATAACCCGGCCTGGGTGTTCTATGACCTGGTGCTGAACAAGCGCTACGGTCTCGGCAACCGTGTCGACGCATCCATGGTCGACAAGTGGGGGCTGTACCAGATCGCGCAGTATTGCGACGTGATGGTGTCGGACGGCAAGGGCGGGCAGGAGCCGCGCTTTACGTGCAACTGCGTGATCCAGTCGCAGGCCGACGCCTACAAGGTGCTGCAAGACCTTGCGACCACGTTCCGCGGAATTGCGTATTGGGGTCCGGGTTCGGTCGTCGCTGCATCCGACATGCCGGCCGATCCGGTCTATGTCTACACCGCAGCGAATGTCGTCAACGGTCAGTTCAAGTATGTCGGCTCAGCGCGGAAGACGCGCTACACGACCGCACTGGTTAGCTGGAATGACCCGGCGAACCAGTTCAAGCAGGCGGTCGAGCCCGTCCCTGATGATGACGGCATCGCTCGATACGGCGTCGTCAAGGCACAGGTCACGGCGTTCGGCACAACGTCGCAGGGGCAGGCGCACCGGCTTGGGCGGTGGATGCTGCTGACGAGCCGTTATGAGACGAACACGGTTTCATTCTCGGTTGGCCTTGACGGTACGCTTTGCGCGCCGGGCCAGATTATCGCGGTAGCCGACCCGAGCAAGGCCGGCAAGCGCATCGGCGGCCGGATTGTCACCGCGACCGCAAACACGGTCACGCTCGATGTTGCGCCGACCGTTTCCGCCGGCGATACGCTGACTGTCATCCTGCCGACCGGCCTCGCGCAGGCGCGTGCTGTTTCATCGGTCAGCGGCAACACGATCACGGTTGCATCGCTCTTTGATTCGGTGCCGGCGGCGGGCGCCGTGTGGATGCTGGAAAGCGCGAGCCTTGCATCGCAACTGTTCCGCGTGGTGAGCGTGCAGGAAGCGTCCGACAACGATCAGACGACGTATACGATCAACGCGACGCAGCACGAGCCAGGCAAGTACGCTGCGATCGACAACGGCGCGCAGATTCAGGTACGGCCGATCACGGTCGTTCCGCCGTCCGTTCAGCCGCCGCCGACCAATGTCACGCTCTCGACCTATTCGGTGATCGATCAGGGCATCTCGAAAACCGTGATGGTCATCGCGTGGAATTCGGCAACGAGCGCGGTGTCGTATCTGCCCGAGTGGCGCAAGGATAACGGCG